GCTTTTAATGTTTGGACATTCATAGATTGTCCTTGCCCATTATATATTTCGCCCACTTATGGATATGTTTATTCATATCCTGTCTTTCTATTATATCACAAAAACTAGCAAGTCCAATAGTTTCTCGTGCGTGTTTGTGGTCAATCAAAAACTGTATCCTTTGTTCCCATTCCTCTGGGGTATCAGCAAGCAATCCCGTAGTCCCGTCTTTCACATCTGTATAGAACCACTTTGAATATACGGCAGGGATTTTGTTTATCCCATATTCCAAGTATTTACACTGTGATTTGTGGGCATTAAAGTAATTCTTCTCAAGCGGAGCGATTGCAATGTCCGCCATAAGTGATGAGAAGATATAGGGGTAAACTTCTGGTGGGTAAGGGAGTAAGGACTCTCGGTTTTCTGGTAATCCTTCAAACAAGTCTTCTCCATAGATAAACTTTGCATAAAGGTCGTCTGTTTTAATCCCTCCTGTTCCGATGTAAATGAATTTTACTTGAGGATTTTTCTCTAGGATATTCTTCATCACGGGTTTAATCCATAAAAGGTCTGCATCGTGTGAAGTAGAGCCAGCGAAAAGAATGCGGATTTGTTTATCTTGGGTCTTTTTCTCTTTAACCCAATGCTCTAGGGAACAATAATTAGGGAATACAAAAGATGATTTTGCCATCCAGCCATAAATGCGAGCGAGTTTCTTGTTGGTCGTGATGAACCCGTCGCAAAGTCGCAGAATACGGTATATATTCCAGAGCATTACTAGCCCTTTTAAGCCCCTAGTTTCTTCATAGGCGTAGTGTTTGGGTGGCACACGATGAATGAGGTCATCACACTCAAAAAACACTCTCTTGCGTGATTTTACGGCGTACTGGACTAGGTCTAGGGATAGAACCATCTGAAAAATGACAATATCCGAGTTGTCTATGTATTCTCTAAGGTTGCGGTCACTATGTTTCACGGAAAACACCTCGTGCCCCAAAGATTTTAAGTATTTGAGTTGAGGAATTGTCCTATAAAAGCGACTTCCCGTGTTATTCCCGATTATCGTTATTTTCATTTTCTTTTTGATTAAGTTCTTCTTCACACGCCGAGCAAAGGTCTTCACTTACCCAATGGCATCCTTGCGGACACATCTCGCCATCTCTACATCCGCATTCTTTACATTCTTTTTCCATATCGTTTTTTATTAACTTTGCCTCCGTAAGTAGGTATCTGTTGTTTTATGGCAGGGGACACAAAGTGTACGACCATTGTCTATAGCAAAACGAAGTTCTGGGAAATAGGCAAATGGTTTTATGTGGTCGGCATTTAGGTTTCCTACTTTATTATCTCCACACCAGATACAGGTATAATTATCTCTTTCAAAAACTGATTTACGCCATAGTTTATACTCTGTAGAATTTCTTATTTTTTTATTTATTGGAGTTATCCCTCCTCGCCATAAATGGCATTTTTCACCTCGTATTGTTTTTGTGCTTTTTATTTTTGTATCACTTATTTTCTTTTTATCGGCGGTCGTACGAATTTTACCAAGCCAATATCTTGATGGATTTTTTAACTTAGCATCACGCATTTTTATTTTTGCCTCTTCACTCATTTTTCTACCTAATTGTCCGCTTGGTTGTCCCTTTTTGAACCATCCCTTTTCTCCTCCTTTATGAAATTTGTGCCCCTTTTGAAATCCCTTTATTCCTTTCGGCATATGTTTCGTTTTTTTCTAAAATAATTTCTGAGATTGAGCTATCTAATAATTTACAATTATTTATCACACAGTGTCCGCCAATTTCTCCATCTATGTGTTGCAATGTTGGGCGTATTACATCATATCGACCCAATGCCCAATATCCTTCATTATACGAAAGATTTGCGTTAAAGTAAACTCTATCAAAGGGTATACTATTTTCTTCACACCATTTATGTATTTCTTTTTCTAAAATAATAAACCAACCGTATTGTGTCGTTTCCCAAAGCTTTAATGCCTCACTTGTCTTTGTTCCCCTCAATACTTCTGTTTTAATCCCTAAACTTTCAAGGTGTTCAGAGGCAAGTCGCCCAGAGCCAGCGAAATCAGCACCGATGTATTTAGTAAATGTTTTTATTCCCTCAAAAAGGTTTGGATGAACACCGCGACAGGGAGAGTGAACAGTAAATTTGTGTACCTTAACTATCTTTTCAGTCGTTCCCAATGGAAGCGTGGAGTGGATGATGACCAATTCGGGTGAATATTCCTTTATGTTCTCCAGAACGATTTTAACGAAGTTCTTGGAATAGGGAATGCAGACGTGCAAGACTTCAAGTCCTTTTACAAACTCGTTTCGGTCTAAATCCCGCACATAAACCTTTGGATAGAATTGAGCCATTGCTTTTCCTATCTCACCAAAACCAAGTACACCGATTTTCTGTTCTTTCATTGTCATATTAAAATGCTTAATTTTTATTTGTGTTTGTAACATTTAAGTATTCGCCAATCGTCATAAACTGTGTTTCTTTCGGGAAACTTGCCAGAATATTATGAAGATTTGGAGCGATGTTATTCTTATTTTTGCCAGTAAAATGCCCGTGGGATTTTATTATCTCCGACATAGGCAACGCTTCTTCAAACGAATGATTGAATATGTAGGTCTTCGCCCCTTTTGGGACTTCTCGCGGATGATTTCTGTCTAGGGCAATAACATATCCTTTGTCGTGTAGAGCGTTGAGAGCGTCATAGGAATATTGCCAATAAGGGGCTTTGAATATCTTTGAGTATTCAAGTCCGATTTCCTTGAACAGATTTTCCGTCGCCTTAATCACCAATTCTGCCTTTCCATATTCAACATCCATTTCATAATGAGTATGGGCAAAGCCGTGTAGTGCAATCTCAAGCCAGTCATAGGAATTGACTATCTTCGCCCATCTCTTATACTTCTCCGCCTTGAAATGCTTTGAGTTCTCTTTGGTGAAAAACTCTTTTGGCATAGGGATTGTGAAACAGGTAATTCTAAAGTTAGGGAATGACTTTTTAAGACGAAGCAGGTCATCAAATCCAGGCATAAGAAAACCGAAGTCATCCACATCCATTACCACCTTGATTTCGCCTGTCTTTAATTTATTCCTAAAGTCTTCTTGTTGTTTACGAAGCAAATCAAACATCCTTTCACGATATTGTGGTTTAGTTTCATTTGGTAGCACGCTGTAATTATCTTGCATAGGAGTTTATGAGTTCAATTACCTTTTTGTTGTTCTCGCCCGCCTTTGACTTGTGCCAGTTATGATAGAGGCGGAGGTTTGGGTCGCTGTAAACAGTATATCCCTTGAAATACAAGCGTGCAATGATTTCATTATCATCACCTCCATATCCCTCAATGCCTTCATTCCACATTCCGTACTTTTTCATTGCTTCGGTAGGGATAGTAAGTCCGTTTCCCGTAGCGAGCGACCACGGTTGTTTCAAAAGCAATGCTTGTTCTTGGGGGACTAATCCTTTCTTGAAACGATAGTCAATATCTACGCCTTTTCCATTATCTACTTGAATGCGAATACCGCAGACCAATCTGTCAGTGTCCACAATATCATTAAGAGTTTCAAGATAGTCCATTTCGGGGAACGAGTCGCCCATAATAAACACGCAATATTCCCCAAGAGATTCTTTGATGCCTTGATTAAGATTTTTAGAAAGTCGCATTCCTTTATTTTTTTGGGTAAATACACGGAAAGGAAAGGTTGCTTTCATCTCAGCAAGATATTCTTTTGTGCCATCAGTTGAGCCATCATTGCAGAATAAAACCTCAAAGTCTTTGAAAGTCTGATTGTCTAATGACTCCACCAATTTAGGTAGAGTTTCAATCTGATTATAGGTTCCGATTACTATACTAAATCTCATTTTTCTTTTTTGCCTTACCATACACCCATATTCCTGCTTGTACATCATACCCCTCCACATCGTAGTATCGTTCAAACAATTCCTTTACATCCGACATCGTGCTGAAGTCGTACTTATGCCATTTAGAGATAGGAAGCGAGGGAACGGGGACAGAAAATACTAATTCCTTATTCTTTAACTGCGACAGAAAGAAGTCTGGGTTTGCCAAATGTTCCACCACTTCAAGAGCCACGGTTATGTCGTGTTCTGGGAGTATATCTTTTTCTAGGTCTGCTTTAATAAAAGTTACTTTTCGGGGGTCAAAAGGGTAGAGTTTCGCGTAGCGTTGTGCTTCATCACTGTAGTCCACTGAATAAACGTGCTTTGCCACGAGAGAGTAGAGGTATGTCGCAAGACCAGAACCAGTGCCAGCATCTAATACCACCTTATCTTTTAGGAACTGGAGAGCAAACAAGTAGCGTTCCATATTCACTTTGATTTCGTATGGATTGCTTAGGGTAGGATAAAACCTCTCCCCGTCTTGCTCAAAATTGTTTATGTCTTTTCCAGTCATATTATTCTTTTCCTTCTTTCTCCTTAAAGTATTCTGGGTAAACTTCTTTCTGTCCCTCACTTCCGTGCTGATGCACGGCTCTGTACTCTTCCATATAAAATATAGAATACCCCTTGGAGCGGGCGTATTGGCAAAGAAGATAATCCTTATTCCCTTCGTAAGTTTCGTCAAATGTCCATTCATCAAACAATCTTATTGGAGTAGCAAATACTATCCCCCCGATGTTCGGCACAAAGCCAAGAACCTTGTCGTTTATCATTAAGTAAGGCGACTCTCCTGATAGTCTTGCACGAAGCACCCCGCCAGGGCTTCCGTCTAGTCCCTCAATGTACGGGGACAAGATGATAGTTTGGTTGCGTTCAAACAACTCCACCATCGCCTCAAGCCATCCTTCTGAAAGTACCTCGCAATCATTGTCTACTTTAATAATAATGTCATAGTCCCCAGAGCTTTTAATCATTTTCACTGCATCATTCCAGCCACCCGCAACACCACGATTTTTTCCGTTGATTACTTTTGATTTTGTCTTACCCTCAAGAAAGTCTAAAGTGCCGTCAGTGCTCCCTTGTTCTACTACAAACCAGTCAAAAGGATACTTGGTTGTTTTCTGCAAGGACTCCCACATTACTTTCGTGTCTGCGAGGCGATTAAGCGTTAGGGTATAGATTGCCACCCTAAGTGGTTTACGTTCGCCTAGAGAGGTTTTAGAGGGGTATATGAGGCAATCTGCGGGGTTCCAAGTAGGTGTATTGTCATACTTGTTAGAGATTGACTCTTCTTGTACTGATACCTCCGTTACGATGATAGGGATGTGGACAAATGACGCACCATTCTTTTGCATTCTAATCCAAAGGTTCCAGTCCTTAAACTTCTTCACTTCTTCGTCAAATCCACCCACGGCAAGAATGGCAGAGCGTTTGGAGAGCGTTACATCCATAGCGATATAGTTTTGTTGTGCCAAATGTGAGGCGGAGAAATCTATTGACCAGCCTGGTTTTCCGTCAATTAGATAATCCCCATACACAACATCGGCTCCCGTATGCTTTGCGTAAGTGTTCAATATCTTGAGAGCATCAACACGGAAATAATCATCATCATCAAGAAATGCAATGTATTCTCCTTTTGCTTCTTTAATGCCGAGATTTTTAGGCAATGAGTCTGACCCGCTGTTTGTTTCAGTCTTGAGATATTTAATGCGTGAGTCAGTGAACGATTTTACTAAACTTTCTGTTCCGTCTATTGAGCAGTCGTCTACAATGATGAGTTCCCATTCTTTATAGGATTGAGCAAGAACACTCTTAATTGCCCGTTCAAGTAAATATTTGCGATTGTGAGTTGAAGTGATGATAGAAATCATAGCCCGTAATTTGATTATCTTTTAATAAAACTATTATAGCACACTTTTTATAAAAAAGGGGAGAAATTATCCCCCCACTTTCCTATTTACGGGAAAGATTTGTACAAAGAAACTTTTTTCATCATTTTTTACCAACAATATGATTGTCTTTTGTGAATATTCAACGATTTGAACATCATTGTTTTTTGCTACTTCTTTCAATGTTTCTGCAAACAACTTTCTGATATTTTCCATTTCACACCTCCTATCCCCGCACGGAGGGAAGTACCACAGGAACGGGCAAGGTTTAATCCTGTAATACCACCCTCCCTAGGGGGATACCCTAGAGATTCAGTTAGGCGTCGTTACCGAGCGATGCTGAAGATTCCAAACGCACTGCTTTCTGGTTGCTGAGAACCGCATTTGCTACCACGAAACGATACCCGTAGGTATTGAACATGTTAAGCTCACTGCCCTTGCCTGGTTCATTCATTACAACTTCAAGCTCACCGAGGTCTGACTGACCGACATAATCCTGACCCATAATGAGGGTACGGTATACATCGACATTAGCGGACGCAGAGTTTACGAGAATAGGAATCGTTGGCGCAAGCGCGAAACGAACTCCCCAGATAGAACCAACTTCGTTCGCAATATCGTACTTTACCGTATCACGGTATTTTACAATATCAGTCCAAGCTGAGTCTGTCTGAATGTCGTATTTAACATCTGGGTGAATAAGACCGACATACTTCTGGTCTGGGAAACGAGCAACACCAGAGAGTTCGAGGAGGCGTACTGCCTTACGAATATCTTTGATTGTCGCAGTCGAAGCCGAGATGATGTTTGAACGGTGTGTCGCAGCACCTGCAAAGAGAACTGTGCCTCCGCCAAGAGCGGTTGCAAGTGCTACATCGTCAAGTGTGCGTGCGGCATCTTGTGCCAAGTCCTTCATAATCTGCTCCTTCGCACCGTCAATGGCGGTGTCCATGAACAAACGAGAGTTCTTGATAAGATTGCCATACTCTGCCAATACACCCGAAACGCGACTTGCGCGAGACGAGCGGGCGGTTGGGTCTGCTCCTTCAGAGAGAGATGCTCCAGCCGTACTTACTTTACCTATACCTACCCAGAATACAGTCTTGCCAGAACCCTTAGGGACTTTCGTTCCCTTAGTGAGTCCTTTCATTGCAAGGTTTGGATAGAGATTTTCAATAAAAAAATCATTCCAATATTGCTTCAGGGCGGTGGAGGTTGTGGTTGTGGTGCCTACTGCCATTTGTTTAATTGCCCTTTAATCTTGCCCCCTAGTAACCTTTCTTTTTTAGAATTGCTTTACGCTCCGCAAGGGAGAGTTTGTTAAATTCCAAATCAGAAACATCTTGGGTTAGGTCTCCGCTTGGAGTTCCTTTCCCTGTTTCGGGTGCAGTCTTTCGCTTGGTTTCCGCAGTCTTAGCGTCCGTGCCTTTTTCTATGAGAGGTTGAAAGTTCTCATCCCAAAGTTGCGTGTACGACTTTGTTGGCTCGGCTCTACCAAGTTTGCGTAGGGCTTCTGCTACTGACTTTGCCTCTGGTCGGTTTTTGGTAAACTCCTCAAGTTGCTGATTTTCACGCCCTTCAGCCACCTGTCTCTGCATATCAATAACCGATTTCTCCAATTTCTTGTAGTTGAACGCATCGGGGTCGGTAGACTCTAATGCTTTGTTCAATTCTGCAAGCTCCGTTTCAACTCGTGTTCGCTCTGCCCTTTCCTGAGCAATCACTTGTTCAGACTCTTTGTTCTTTTCAAGAAGTCGAAGGGCTTCTCGTGAAGATTCGGAGAACTTTTTTTGGTAGTCCACCTCTAGTGTAGTCTGTTCACCTTCTGTAGTTTCGTCTGTTGTTTCGGTTTCGCTTTCGGCGGTCTCTACAACCTCTTCATCTACTGTTTCTTTGTCGTCCATAAGGTTTCGTGCCGTCCCTAAAGAATAAACTCTTCTTGCGGGGTTTGGCTCGCTGTCTTAATTAACGCTTCTGCTTCTGGTACGTTATTCAAAATGCCCTGCATTTCTGCACCTATCTTCAGAATACGCTGTATAAATCTCCTGTCGGCTTTGTAGTCTTCAAAGGAATTATACTCTTGTAATAAAATGGCACTGAACTCATTGATGAGAAGATTTCTAAATGTAGCCCATTCCTTGCCTGCGAATAGAGTATCTATCTGCCGAGCTATTTCCATAAACGCTTCTGTTTGTTCAATCAAGTTCTTGTCCATAAGATATTATACCATAGGTTTTTCACTCTCTACAAATGTTAGTGTTGCATTAAAGTCTTGGAACACTCTTGATGGCACAACACGAATAGAAACTGCCTTGCCTGTGGGAATTACAATACCGTGTCCTCGATCTAAAACTTTAGTCTGTACACCGTCTTGAATAGTGGCGGTTTTAATTACTGTCGTGGGAGCTATGAGTGTGGGATTAGAGAAAATCCTTGCGCCACTTTCCGCACTATCTCCAAGTCGCCCGTTGATTACCTCGCTAGTAACATCTTGTTCTGGGATTGTAGTGTCTATTTCGCCTGTAAGGATAGCCAATTCCATCACTGAACCTGAACTAACATCAAGCCCGATAATAGCAATGTCCTTTTCGCCTTCGTTTTTAATTCCAAAGCAAGTATATCCTTGTATCTCGGGAATGTTTTTGTGGTAGTTGTAAATTAACATAAGTATATTATACACTATTCATAATGGAACCTCACATCGTTCTGTGGCTCTCGTCCTGCAAACTCTGATGAACGCCTGTCTACAGGTTGTTGCATAAAGTCGGAGCTTCCAATAGCGAAGTACCTATGCAAATCGCTGGCGTGTGAAGTCCAGTCGTGGAATGGAGTATTCTTGTATATCTGTCGTGTTTCATCGTATTCGTAACGATACTGGTGAACAGCATCTAAAAACTCCGCACATTTCACTTCATCAAACCAAGTAGACGGAAATACAACACGCCCTGCGTTGATACCATCTTCAATGGATAGTCTACGGACTACATTCGTGGTGATACCATATCCCTCAAGTGTTTCCCTGCGGGATTTCCCTGACCCAAACTCTCTCACTTCAATGTCGTGAGGGAAATTATGCGTGCCATAAATATACCCATTGTTCTTTTCTCGGTCTTTGAGCATCTGCACATAGTGGGGAATACCATACCCATTGTTCTGGTAATAGTCTATCATTCTGCGTTCCTTTCCTATGAACTGATAAAATCCCACGGCAGTATAATCTCCAACACCAATGTCCCACCAAGTATGTACGGGAAAACCTAACTCGTGTGGAACCTTTGTTATTCTTTTCTCTTTGCGTGCTTGGTTGATTTCATTCCCATATACCGCACCCTTAACATCAAAATCGTCCCACGAGCCATCTCTCCATTGCTGTCGTAGCCCATCAGGAAGCCCGTCAAGGAACGAAACATATCCAGGGTCGTTATTCATCAAATGTGGATTGTCATCAATCTTAGACGGCACAAATACTCTTGGTCTCCCCCCGCTTGCGTCAGGAGTTACCACAGGCTCAGTTGGTATGCCATTAAGACTAAAGCGTTTCTTTACCCATTTATGTCCTGCACCTCCAGGGTTTGCACTGGCAAAGATTTGAGGTTTAATCCCTGGCACAGTGGAGCGACACGATGAAAGCAATTTTAGATATGAAAGTTCGCTTGGTATTTGCGTAAGTTCTTCTACGTTTATCTTTTGATATTCGTGTCCTTGATATTTCTCATAGGCATCTTCGTTGTTAAGATGACCTGTTTTAATAAAAGCCCCAGAAGGAAAGCGTACCGTAGGGGGATTGCCTACTACTTCAGCACCGGTGGGAGCATACATTATTCTTGCTCGTGATACCCAGTCAGAAAGGTCTTGTGCGTTCTTGCGGATTACCAATGCTTTGTAAAGTGGGTTGTCTTTATCATAGAGTAACCAAGCCATCCCACAAGAGGTGTTATGGGTTACATTGAAATTTTTTCCAAACAAATACAATCCTTCTGTGTTAGAGGTCGTTATGCAACGCATTTCCATATCTCCAGCAACTTCAATGTTAGTTATATACCTCCATTTTTGAGTAGTTCTTAATGATTTTGGCAATCTTGCTAATTTTCTTTGTAACCTAAAACAAGGTAGATTACTCGTCCATCTTACAAGGTAAACTATTCCACAGTTTTTCTTCCCATCTTTTGAGTTATAGCAAAAACTTTCTTTCTCACTCCAATATGGTTTCGCCCCCAAACTAGCAACTAAACAATATACGGCATCAGCAATTTTCTCGTTTTTATTGCAAAATTCTGATTGCCCATCTTTCATTATAGACCCGTCAGTATCCATCAATCCTTGCAATAAACTAAGCCTCTGCTCATAAGAAGAAAACACATACTCACTTGGAATATGTTTATTGCTGAGTACCCCAATTTCCCTTAATGTTCCAACTAACCCCCGTATATAATGTGCTTGAGTATCTTTTGTACTATGCGTAACTTCATATCCAGCTTTTTCAATTTCTTCAAAAATTTCGTAGTCAATCCCCGTAATTCCTCCACTATCTGAAGTACCATCCCCTAGCCAAGCCCCTAATACATACGGGTCGATGGGGAGTTCCCTATAGGGCATTTGTGCTGGCAGAGCAAGCAAAATTGAATGATTTGGACTCTTTGTGCGTTTCTCTGCTGGACTATAGAGAGTATTTAATATCTCTTGGGTTGTTTTAACAGTTCCAGTTGTGGTTGTCTTTATATTTAATCCCTGAAGATGTTTTTTTTCTCCTGTAGCCCAATGTTTTTCGTCTTTACCATTCCCTCTACTTTTTCTATTCTCTCTTCTCTTTTTTCTAAATTCCTCTGTTTTACGATGTAAAGATACTCTTTCTTTATGTGTAAAAGTAAGCCATAGGTGTTTATCGTGGGCAAATGTAAAAGTACCATCATCAAATGAAATCTTATATGCTTTTTCTGTAACAACAGGATGTGCTTTTTCCACTAAATAAACCCTACCATCTTGTCCAAATACTTCATCCCCATCTTTTAATTCCCCATTGAGTTTGAAACCATCGGGAGTTGGGATTAACTCTTTTGTAGAAAGTAACTTCCCCCCGCCTCGTGCCCCGCCAAATAAGATTTCAAACTCGTCTCTTACAAGTGCGAGTTTTTGTTTCTCTGTTGGTATCCAATCATTTGTTTTCTTCATTGCCCTTTTGTGGTAAATATATTACTCCTAGTGCTTCTCCTTTTGATGTGATGTCTGTCTCTGTCTTATCACTATATCCGTGCTTAGTTAAGATTACTTTTGTTATAGTAGAATTGAACTTTCCCTCAAGCCCTTTGTTTGCAAGCTCTTTTGCTTGTTTTGCTAAAAGTTTCTCAATAATGTCCGAAAACTCTTGCTTCTCTTCTTGACTTTCCCAGTCATATATTGTGGAACGAGCTATGTCTAAATAAACAGCAAGCCCTTCTACACTAGGAATAACCTCGTCTAGTGTTCCATAGACCCCAAGATATTCTCTTGCTTTATCTAGTATCTCTTGTGAATAAGTTGTTGGTCTTGCCATAAATTATATCATTGCTTTTTTAAGCATTTCTTTAATGTCTTTCTCGCGTTTCGCCATATCGTTTTCCTTGTCTGCTATTTTCTTTTTCTTTGACATTCCTGCTTCGGACATAGCGATTGCGACTGCCTGCTTCTGTGTTTTCCCGTGAGCCATTTCAGTCTTGATGTTTTTTGAAATTGTTTTCTGTGATTTTCCTTTAAGTAATGGCATTTGTTTATTATTAAATTCTCTTGTCGTAATTATAGCATAATGACTTTGGTGGAGGCAAGTGCCTTATGAGCTTATAGGCTTCTAAAGTAAGCAACTTTTCTGCACAATACCAACATAAAACTCCGACGGCGAGCGAATATGGTCTCTCGCTTTTCTTATTTATAAATACCTCGTAATGGACTAAACACTCGCACGCTTTGCATATTCTATGTTTCTCAATTAACTGCGAGCAAAGTTTGCAAGTTTCCATTGGTAGTTATATTCTACCCCTTCGGATAACATTCGTCAATGTGGTCGTCTCGAGTGGAGTTAGTAAGTTTAATGCGTGCAAGGATGTTCCCTCCTCCATTTATAGTTTCTATTATCACAAGGACAAACTTTATAACCAGCAGACTTGTATACACCTCTACATCGAGCGCACACGGTTCCTTTCCCGTAATATTCGTTGTCAGGTTTCTCTTTTTTGCAGATGAGGCAGAGGCGTTCTTTCGGAATACCATATTTATATTTATATGCACGCTTACGGTTGCAGAGAGTACAGCGTGAAGTAAGTCCATCTCTACGACTCTGGTCTTTACTGAACTCCGACTCATATTTATCTATTTTGCAGTCTGGGCAGTGTTTCATTTCTTTTTAATATCATACCTTATGCAGTAATAATACCCCGCTTCCTTAAAATAGTCATTTCGTGGCATGTGCCAGAAGTCGTGGAACCCAAAGAAACATTTAATTTTGTTGAGCATATTATTTCTGCCAG